ATCGACGGAGGAAGCGCCACACAGGGAGGAACTTTGCATCACAACCGAAAGAAGCATTACGGTAGTGGGCAAACAACCTCAGAGTGTTAAGCAGGCGGAAGGTGCTTGAAGCACCAACGACAGGCTCTTTTAAAAAGAGCGGCTTACAGTCGACACCTTTAAAATAGTACCCACCACAAGACTCACGGAAATATCCATCGTAGAAAGACTTACGAGGGTTAACTGTGAATCCAAGGAAAGTACAAAAGGCATCGTAACACTCAAAAGCTTCTGAAGGGATAATAATATCATCACCAAAGACTGATACATCTGACGTCGGTAAGCCCAAGTACTCGCAACAAGCGAGCGCTGAAGCCACAAAAATCAGACTTTCCAGTTCAAAAGTGAAGCCGTTTCCCATCGCCGAGAATTTCTCGTAGGTGGTAATGGTTCCTTCGAAGTTGTAACAAGGGCTTCTCAAGCTATCTAAAACACTAAACCATATAGGAGGAAGTAATTCCCTCACAATATTATACGATATAGTATCTGAGGCAGCAGTAAAGTCAACAGTAGCTAGAGAACCGGTCAATGAGCCCTTACGGGCCCCAGAACGGTTCTTTTCGTCGCTGTTAAGGTTGAAACCCGCTCTTCCGAGACGATGTCTGATCAATCGACCCATACCGAGTTGAAACCAGGAGTTAATCCCTGGCTCTATCGCTATAGTCCGGTCGGTCTTCGCCGTTTTTGGTACGGTAATTAACTGATTACCCGCTTGCAGTGTCAAAGCTTGTAGCTTTTCTTCTGTAAACCACAGAGGATAGGCGTAGGGCAAGACATTTCCAAACAGGCGGCACGCACTACTAGTTATTCCACTTTCTTCGCGGAATTTCCTGGGAGCCGAAACGTCAGTACCTTTTACCAAGGTAGTGACGCCAGGTCCCCAGGAAGCCCCATCTAGGAGTTCGTCGACATTAAAGTTCTTCAAGATCTCAGCTATTTTACGCACGGTTGCATTAAGCAACCAAACGTTTGATCCCTTGAATTGGGGATCAAAAGTGAGATCAGAGAACCTCTTATTCGTCACTTTGCATGCAGCTTCCGCCGCATGAAATGCCGTTAAAGCCACTGCGCGTTTGTCGATTCCTGTTTCAAGGAACTTAGACTTACGTAACAGTGACACGGCTGCAAAGTCATCTCGGAACCTAAAACCATCTAAATAATCAGATGGTCGAAGTTCCTTCTCAACAAGCTGTTTAAACTCTCCGTGTCTATATAAAATCAAACACGAAAGAGCTATAGGCGTGTCGAGAGCGATGAAAAACTCTTCGATTGTCTGCTGAAAAGCAGACAAGGGCAGCTTAAAATCTCGGAAGGTATTATTCAACCGAGATGCGGTGGAGATACGCGGCACAGCTCCTTTAGAAGCTGTATAGGTTTGCTTAAGCATAACTTACTACTTGGAATCAAAGTGGCGAGACTAGTAAACTGTCTCGTTATTCTCGACCAGAGCGGTAGTAACTGCATTGGCCAGAAGGTTCTTAGCGAAAGCTAAGATATTCTTCCGGTCCTGCAGTGTCGAACGCTCAGGCATCAAGAATGTCATATCTGCCGTGATATCATACGCTTTCGTTGGTGCCGGTGCAATACCGGACATCGTCGAATTGGATATGGTCTCAAGAACAGGCATGACAACTTTGATACGAGCCTTGTAAAGACGTGATGTCTTCGAAGGCGCTGCCAGGGAAGCCGTGATCGTTGGATAACCAACGGAAATTCCACCACTGCGATCCGCATAGCTTGCAAGTTCGCCATTTACGGCGACAGGTGCAAAAGTGTGAGCCACTGGTGTGGCTGCTCCGTCATTAATGACGATATTCCCGATTGCGGGCATGTAATACTCCTTTGAGGTTTAGAGGAACAAATTAACGAAAGTGAGACCCAGCAAACTTCTGTTGCAACAATAAAGCGATGGAATTCAAGACATGTGTTGTAGAGAAAGGTGATTTAAACGAGGGGAGATAAGGCACGGGCGGTTCTGTTAGAACTATCCGTATCTTTGACTCCGTCTGTTTAGAACCACTTGCCACTACTTCATAGTCTCTCGCAGCGCCTACTATCGATTCAGGACATTTACCGAAAATCTCGGTTGTGTATCGAGTCGTCAGGGTCTCAACACGAGTCCCTGTCACAAATTCTAGACCAAAATCGGCCGAAAATGAGTGAATGTAATTAGAGATTGGAATAAACCAATCCACAACAAACGACCATGGAAGAACCTCCCATGCAATCTCGGCTGGATTAACCAGGCCAAGAGACTGTAGGTTAGCAAGTGCACCATTCTTGATTTTGTACTCAAGAACGTAGGACACAGTAACTTTGCAATGGACGCGTCGAATTACTTGGGAACCATTTGAAGTGGTTCCTTTTGTAACAGACTCGTCTCTTCGCGTAACGCTACTGCGTACTACAATCTTATCTGTTGCGTCAGTATCGGTAAGTCTCGCAAGAGACGAACCTATACCATAAGCATCAGACAAGAGCGGTTTAACGCCATACTGAAACGCCAGAAAGTCCGAAGACGTCTGGCGCATAGTAGACGACAAGTCGTCCCGATGTAAAAAGCCAACACCTGCTTTGCGCTTAAGGGTTAAAATCCCCGAAAGTTGCTTAGCTATGTCAGCAATCATCGAAAACGACTTGGCACGTTCTGCGACCATATTGCCAATATGCACACTCTGCTTATTGATTTTGTTGTAGCAACTTGCTACAGCAGCATCTCGAGCAGCGAAGCGTAAAGCAGTAGGATCGTAGCTTCCG